CGACGGCTGATCCAGCTACTTCGAGGGCAGAGCTAGGCGAGTCCGTGCCGATGCCGACGTTGCCGTTGCCCATAATAGACATGGTTCTGTCAGAAGTTCCCTTAAAGGCTCCGTTGTATTGACTATGGAAATGAATGTTAGTTTTAGATCCATCGTATTCTGCGCCTATAGCGGCAACCACGCTTCCGGCATCATCCCATGCAATACTTTTTAGTTTGCCTGTGCTACCACCCCAAGAATCCATACGCATTTTTGCGTAATTTACGTCTGCGTTTGTACTAGCTTTATATAGCGTAAGCTGAGTATCTGGACTGCTAGTACCAATACCCAAAGACTCCGCAGAGGCATCCCAGAAGAACTTAGGCGTTGTGCCTGTGTCCTCGTAGAAGCTGATGTCTCCTGTGTGTGCGAAAAATGCACGATTGTTTGCACCATTAGTCTGAAGCATTATAGAGCCAAGACTTTGGTCTGCCTTTAGGTAATTCACGCCAGCCGTGCTAACAGTAAGCCCATCCATCGTGGCTGTGCCAGTAACGTCTATGCCTGTGGAGGTGGTGGCTAGTTTGGCTAAGCTGTCGTGGTGAAGCGTTACTGCGCCGTCATCTAAAAAAGACGCTAGTGTTTCTCCAGAACCTTGGATGTAAACACCAGCCCCATTGTTAGAACCAATGTAAAGGTTACCTGTCCCGCTCTCGTCAATGTAGCTATGTAAACCCGTATGGTAGAGCTTTAAATCATCACCAGCACCGAAGAGTGCCTTGTCATTAGTGCCAAACGCAACATCAGTACCGCCAGTAGCGTTACCGTTAGCAAGGACTTCAGCGAGTGTGTCTGACGTAGCAACCTGAGAATCTACATAGGACTTGATTGACTGCTGTGTAGCCAATGCCGTAGCACTGTTGCTAGACATGTTGTCTTGGTCAAGGATGTCAGTAACTGTGACAGCACCTGTACCTGACAGGCCGTCAAACTCTACGGTTCCGTTAACGGTAGCACCGGCAAAGGTTGGTGAGTCTGTAGTAGCTACGCCTTGGTTCAGAGCTTTGACAGCGGCAATGTCTGTCAGCTCAGAGTCCATCACTGCACCAGCGGCTGTGACATTGGCTGTGTCAGTAACGTCTGCTAAAGCTTCTATGCCGTCCAGCTTAGTACCGTCAGTCGCTACGTCACGTCCATCAAAGGTGCTGTTAGTAGTAATGGCACCGGTCATTGCTCCGCCAGTCTTAGGCAGTGCGTTGTCAGCAGTAGTGCCTTGTGCGGCAGTAGCGTAGTCAGCAGAGTCAAAGGCTTTTACTTGATCTAAGTTAGTAACCTCTGAGTCCATTAATGCACCAGCGGCAGTAACATTAGTAGTATCCGTTACGTCTGCATTGGTTTCTACTGTGTCTAGCTTTGTACCGTCTGCGGCTACGTCTCGACCGTCTACAGTACCGCCTACAGTAACATTACCTGTAGAGGTAACAGCGGCGAATGTAGGGCTATCAGTGGTAGCGACACCTTGGTTTAACGCCTTAACAGCAGTGATGTCAGTTAACTCACTGTCCATTACAGCGCCAGCGGCAGTCACGTTAGCTGTGTCAGTAACGTCTGCGCTAGTTTCAATGGTGTCTAATTTAGTGCCGTCAGCGGCGATGTCACGGCCATCTACAGTACCTGTGACTGTGATGTTGCCGGTAAATGAGGGGTTGTCTATGTTTGACTTTGAATTTACCGCTGTTTCAATGTTGTCAAACTCTGTACCAAATTCAGCGCCTCGAATGATTTTACCTGAGTCGCCTGACGGTAAGGAATCTTTTGATGTAAAGTCAGTAGTCTTTGTATAGTCAGTCATGGCTTAACGCTCTCAGTAAAGTAGTCGTAGGTTTTGAAGAAATAAAATGAGGGTACTAACTGTTGCCAGCTTTCCCCTCAGAACTACTTACGCGTCGTAGACAGCAAGTACAAGACCAGCTTCTGGACGGTATACCTGAACACCGTAGAGAGTGTCAGCAGTGTACAGCGTTGAGAGGTACTCTTGCTTGTACTGAGTCTGTGAACGTACAGTCATCTGCTCTGCGTGTACAAGAGCGTCTTTCTGCATAAGGATACAACCACGTACATTGGACTCAAGTGTTGGGCAGTTGGATGAAACGTAAACGTCTACGCCATACAAGTTACCAATGAGGCCAGTGTTAACAGTCTGTCCTGATACGAAGTCAGAAGACGAGAATCGCTCAGTACCCATGATGGTGTTACGTACTACTGGAGGAACAATAATGCAACGTCCGTCCATTGGTACGTCAGCATCGTCCAACAACTGGATAGCTTGACGGAAGCCAGCATCACTAAAGACATCACCAGCAGCAACAGTTGAAGCAGCAAAGGCTGTCAGTGGAGTACCACCACCAGAAGCAGCATCAAAGTAGTAGCTGTTGCTGTTAACCCAGTCAGCACCAGAAGGAGCAGCAAGGTCCATAGTTCCGTTACCGAAACCAGTAGCAGCATTCATAAGGTCAGTGTCAACCTTAAGAGCCAGCTGATAACCAGCGTCTTCAGTGTAGAACTGACGGAGGCTGTTAAGCGCCTGTACTTCTACGATGTCTTCGATAAAACGTGAGTACTCGAAGTGACGATCAACAGAAACCTGCAATTCGCCTTCTACGTTTGCTTGGATGTTGACAGCAGTGTCAGCAACCTTAGCAGAAGCAGCACCACGGATAGGCTTAGGAATGTGAATTACATCACCCTTCTTGCCTGTCATTGGAAGCTTCTTGACCAGAGGAGCCATCTTCAGGTTCTTCTGATAGGCAGCAATTACTTCGTCACTCCAGATTTCTGGAATAAAAGTAGCAGCTGCTGTTTTGTTGACGATACTTCCACCGCCAACCGTACCGGGATAAGTTTGAGTAGCCATTGTAATCTCCTAGATTATTTTACTCGACCCTCCGCATAAGCTGCCATAATCTCATCGGCTAATGCTGTATAACGGTCCGGGTCTGTTCTCATAAGTTTAATAATATCGGCCCGACGATACACTTTCTTCCTTGTCCCTTGGCTACTGCCTCGTGCATTACCTGTACTAGCTGCCTTCAGTGTTTGCTTCCTTGCTTGTTTTTCAACATTGGCAGTCTGTTGAGCAACTACTTTACGTTCTTTCCAGAGTGTAAATAGTTCATCAGCAGAATCGGAATCATACTGTTGGTCAGCTGCTACAAACAACTGAGTCCTAATCTTAGACGCTTTGATCCATTCTGCAAACTTAGGGTCACTAAGTATATTTTGCATGTCTGGGTGTTTGGCTTGAAGCGAAGCTAGTGACGACTGCTTTTTGTACTGCGTAGTGTACTGCTCTGCTTCTCTAATCTTAGGGTGGTTCTCAATAGCACGATTAACAGCACCTTGTGGATCAGTGAAGTAATCTATGTCATCTTCAGGCTCAACAGTTTGTTGAGGTGCTTGTGCAGTAGTTTGATTAGAAATATAATCATCTACCACTTTGCGAAGTTCACCTACCTCACCGGACTGACGACCTAAAAGCTTTTCAGCTTCTTGGTGCATCTGTACAACTTCTTCCAGCGACTTACCTTGGTACTTCTCTGGAACGGTAGACTGCTCTTGAGGTTGCTCAGTTTGTTCTTCTACGTACTGAGTCTCATTTGCTTCTTCATTTATATCGTCCGCGTTTTCCATTTCGGGCTGCGGGTCAACTAATGTTGCTCTTGACATTATTAAGCTCCGTGATTATAATCATTATGGAGTTACTATTTACTACCTGCTTTTTCGTGTTCCCTAGTCCATTTAATGTGCGCTCCGGGGAATGAACCATCGGAGCCATTAAGGTGGAAAGACGGGGCAGATACCATTCTTGTAGCGTTAGCACCACAACCGCACCTACTGGTTGTAGTACCTGACGTTACAAATTCTTCAAAGACGTGACCGTTAGTGCAACGGAAGTCATATATTTTATACATCTACAGGATCTTCTTCTTCGGCTTCAGCTTGGTCTCTGGCAGCCTCAATAGTACCCTGTAGGTTGATTACGGTAGCAAAAGCAGCAACTTGACCTTTACGGAAGTGTAAATCTTCTACGTCTTTTACAGTCTGTATATCTGCTAATTGCTGTGCGTTAGTAGAAAGCTCTTGAATGAGTTGTTTGAAACCTTCGCTATTGAAGAGTTCGTTGTAGTTGTTAAAATAAGTTTCAAGCTCAGGAGTCATTTAGTTTCTCTAATGTTGTTAACTATAGTTTAATTATATCACACTTTTCTGTAAATGTCAAGCGTTTCTGGTTGGTTTTTTTGCGGTCTTAGCCGCCTGTTTAAAAGCCTTATTTGTAGGCGCGCCTTTTGCACCGGGCTTTCTCATTGTTTCGCCCGAACCTTTTGCAATACGCTTGCGTTTGGCTCGTATATTAGCGTAAAGACCTTTTTAGGCTTCATTGGCTACTCCTTAATAACTGTATGGCTTTTTAACTTTCTTTTTCTTTTTGCCGGGCATAACACTCTCCTTACTTTTTGTGGACTTTTTGAACTGCAAAATCTGCTGACTTAGATGCGCCTTTGTGAGGCTTATAGCCACCAGCAGGATCTTTCATTAGCTTGTAATTGCTACCTTTCTTTATCCAGTGATGACCGTCCGGTGCTTTAACTTTCATACAATCACCATTTTTTACAAGACCAGTACCTCGCCGTGAGTTTGCTGGGTGGGTTTGTGTCACACTTGTGACGTGCTCTAAACGACTTCCGTCGTGCAGGTTGGTCCTTCTTAATGCTCATGTTTTGATCGCCAAAGCGTATGGTTTTAGTTGTGTCACCTTCTTTAGCAACTACTACAAACTTTTTAGTCTTGTGGCTAGGCGTCCGCTTTGGTTTGTTGTACCCGCTTACTCCTGCTCGTGCTAGTTTTGGGTCTTTCTTTGCTGGCATTAGATAATTCCTCCACCTTGGTTTCCAGTTGGTTTAGCTGGTCCTCTAGGACTTTGAGGCGCTGGAACGTCCCTTTGAAGTGGTCGTTGACTTGGTCCAGCAGGGACTGCATTTCTTTTTGTGTTATTAGCATTAGTCTTACCTTGTAGTTGCTTTTCTTTGAGGAGAGTATCAGCTACCTTCATACGGCGCTCAAACTCTTTATCTTCAGCATCACCTTCTTTGAGGTTTCTAGTAATAGCGTTAATCTTATCAATTTCTAACTCTTGAGGTACTACAGCAGCTTCAGCAGCTAGTTTAGTAGCCCTAGCTTGTGACTCTTGTGCTTGAGCAGTTAGTGCTTGAGTCTGCGACTGCTGGAACTGCATCTGCAACTGTTGTGCTTGCTGTTGCATCTGCTGCGCTTGTGGGTTAGGCTGTGAAGCCTGAGCAAGTGCTGCAAGAAGCTCTTCACGATTAGACAGATTCATGTTGTCAACAACCGACTGTATTAGTGTGTTGTACAAGGGAGACTCTTTGCCCATAGTCTGTAACAACTGCACTAGCTGAGTAACTTCGTACTCTCTTGCAATAATACCCAAAGTACTACTAGCGTTAAATTTATAATCAGCAACAGGGTAATTTTCGGGGTCAAATTGCATGTACCTATAGGCTGCTTTCTTAACAAAGGGAATCAAGAAAGATTGTTGGAAGTTAATCAGGGTCCGCTTATGACGTTTAATAATAGCGCCAAGAGACATACTAATGCCAGCGGCAGTACTCTCGCCGTTAACCTGACCTGCAATTCCTGCTGAGTCAACGGCTCCTGTTGCTTGCTGTACCATCTGCTGCAAGGCTCCGGCTTGAGCAAAAGTAATTTGATTGACTTGACCAAAGTTGAAAGGCTGAAGTACTTCACGAGGGTCTCCACTGGTTAAAATTATCTTACCGGGCCGTACCTCTGGTTTAGAGCCTCTTGGTAAACGTGTAGCGTCCATAGCCATCATTGGGTGAATAGTAAGGCTTAGTGCGTCTATTCTTGCACGTAACTCAGTGTCAAGGGCTTTTTGACTGTTGTAACCTTTTTCACATACACCACGACCCCAGAAACGTCCGGGTACTACGTCCCAAGGAAACGCTACAATAGGACGGTCTTCCATCATGTACGGGTTAGCTTCAGCCTTGAGTAGTATACCGCCGTTAGCGATCACTACAACGGCTTCTACGTACTTTGAGTCAGACCCTTCCCCTTCTACCAGTTCTTCCGTATCGTCGCTCATAGCGGCGTCTAGAAGCTCTCGTGGCACTAAACCGTAGTACTTAGTCAGTCTAACCTTGTCGTCACTGTAAACAGTAAGGTCTTGGTCAGGCTCTAGGTCCGTGTCAGGTGCGGCAGAACCTACGTATACATCCTTGTACACGCCTTGTTCTTGCAGTAGTT